GTGAATGGTTCGGCGGTGGTTGCATCGTTGGATTACAAGGTTTCTAACCCTACGAGTAGTGCCGCTTTAGGTGCGATTCTTATTATGGATATTGGAGTTTAGTTATGGCTATTGGTGACAGAAACGAATCGCGTCTTGGTGGACCTACACAGTTGGGTACTTCGACTACGACTATTGCTACGGCTGCGACTGGTTATAGCGAGGTTATTAAGCAGGTCATTATTTGTAACACGGACACGGTTGACCGTACTGTGACTTTGGCGATTGGTTCTGCTGCGACTGCAGCGAATCGTTTGTTTTCTGCGTTGCCGATTGGTGCGAATGATGTGATGGTGTGGGATACGGCTTTGGTGTTGGCTGCTGGTGAAACGTTGCAAGGGTTGTCTGATACTGCGAGCAAGGTGACTGTTACGGTTGTGGGTTGGGAGAAGCAAACAGCCTAATGGGACTTGACGCTGGATACGGAATTGGCTCAGTAAAGCCAGGGGTTTGTACTAGTTCAACACGCCCCGCCAGCCCTTATAACGGTCAAGTAATTTATGAAACGGACACTAGTTTGGCAAAAGTTTGGAACGGAACAACATGGTTTCAACTCAACTATAATTATTTAGATAGGTCTGCATCTGGTGCTGTATCAGGTGGAGTTATTACCAGTACTACTTCGTACACAGTTACTTTTCCTTCTGGTCGTTTTACTGTTGCTCCGCAAGTTACTGCTTCGGCTTATGCAGGACAAAGAGGAGAAATTGTGTTTTCTAATGACCCAATAGCGTCTACTACTGGTTTTACTTTTACTGTTCGTTTGGAGGCTGGTGAGGCTGCAACCATAACCCGTGTTTCTTGGATTGCGGTGCAAAATGCTTGATAATGAGATTGGTTTTGTAGATTTAATTTGTAGAAATCAGGATTGTATGAATTTTGAAATTGCTATTCCGTTTGAAAATCCAAGTAAGAATGTTATTTGTGGTGCTTGTGGAACTTGGATAACAACTAACGAGGAACCTGCGTAATGACTATTTCTGCTACGACACAAGGCATCAAACCTGGAGTCTGCCTCTCAACTAGTCGACCTGTGAACCCGTTTGACGGCATGATGATTTACGAGACTGATACAAACCTTGTGCGTATTTGGAATGGTTCGGCGTGGAAAACGTTGTCTTATTCTGATTACACATCAGGTTCGGTGTTACAAACGGTTCACTACAATGTTTCGGCAAACGTAAATTACACAACAACTTTAGTTACTTCTGGTATTACTGCAACAATCACACCGTCTAGTACCGCTTCAAAAATTTTGGTTTTTGGATGTACATATAACATTTCTCATGCTGCTGCAAGAGATTGGACAGAAATGCGATTGTACAAAAACGGTTCTTCTTTAGTTACTCTTGATGGTTACATTGGTGACCAATCAACAACAGCAACTGCTATGTCAATGGCAGGAGCCCCGTTCAACTATTTGGATTCTCCTGCAACTACTTCTGCTACGACATACGCAATTTTTCTTAAAACAGTACTTGGCAACACATGGAGTGTTGCTGGTGGGGCTATCACGCTTCAGGAGATTGCAGGATAATGCCACTGTCTAGTGTTGTTGGCGCACAGTCGATTGTTAAGCCTGGTGTGTGTACGTCGTCTACTCGTCCTGCGTCACCGTTTGAGGGGCAGATGATTTATGAAACCGACACGGATGCTGTCAAGGTTTGGGATGGTTCGGCTTGGGTTGGTGCGGTTAACGCTGCATCACTAAATGGTGTTGGTGCAACAGCAACGGCATATACACCAACCGTGAGTGCAATCAATGGAACGTTCACAACAGCAAGTGCTATTGGTAAATATATATTAGTAAACAAACTGTGTTTTGTTCAGTTTGTTATAACAATTACAACAAATGGTACTGCTGCTACTGGGGTCCTTGTTTCTCTACCATTTAGCGCAGTGACTGGTTATGGCAACACGGCTTTTGGGGTATGTAGAGACACTGCCGTGACTGGTCATTTAAGTCAAGTGATGTCTTACACTACATCTGCTGCTGCAATTCTTAAATACGATAACGGTTACCCAGGTGGTACTGGTTATGTTTTGAATGGTTCATTTACCTATGAGGTTGCATAATGTTTAACCTAGTTGAAACAGATGATGAAAATATCCTTTGGGCAAGGTTGCGTTTTCAGCGTGACAAAGAACTTGCTTTATGCGACTGGACCCAACTAGCAGATAGCACAGCCGATAAAACGGCATGGGCAACTTACCGTCAAGCGTTGCGAGATTTGCCAGCGCAAAACGCTGACCCAAAACTAATCGTCTTCCCAACACGACCAGAGTAGGTAGTTAATGACTACCACCTATAACCAAGCAGGATACGTCTACAACCAGATAGGCGCAATCTACAACCAGTCCGCAATAGAACGGACAGCCACAGGCTCAGGTGTCGGCACAGAAACAACCACACGCAAAGTCATCTACATTCGCACCGCCACAAACTCAGGCACAAGCAGCGAAACCACAACAACCAAAGTCACCCAACTACGCCTCGGCTCACACTCCGACTTCAACTTCCCGTACTACACAGGTGGACGCTTCTACATTGGCGCACCAATCATCCCACGTTCCGCCACAGGCACAGGTACGGGAACCGAAACATCTGCAGAACTACACATCGTCCCACGAACCGCAACAGGTTCAGGAACAGGAACATCCAATAACACCATCGTCGTCGGCGTATTACGAACAGCGTACGGTTCAGGTGGGGCAACAGCAGGAGACACCGCCAACGGACGAGTCACCCCTGTACGAACCGCAACAGGTTCAGGTGCAGGCACACAAACCGCCACAGGCTTGCGCAAAGCCCCACGCACAGCATCGGGTTCAGGTGTTGGCACATCGGCTATTGTTGTCAACCGTGTTGTACTCAGAACTGGCTCAGGCAATGGTGAAGGAACGTCATCAGCGTCACGCACGCTCACATCGATTCGCACCGCAACGGGCGCGGGTCAATCAGCGCAGTCAGCAATTGGAGCCAGAACATTCATTCGAAACGCAACAGGTAGCGGGGATGGAACAGCCACAGCAGACTGGGATAAGTCGCACATCTTCCGTGTGCCAATAACCGAAGGCTACCCATTCGCTGTCAGACTCTCTGACGCATCCCCAGACAGACTGTTCGCCCACACCCCACAAGGCACACGCGCCAAAAACCTGTACAGGCTCGCTGACGGTAGTTACACAACCACCGACCCGCGCAGACCAGAACTTATTACCCGCACCTATTTCGGTGGACACGACAACTTCTTAACCGCAGCAGAAATCACCGAACTCACCAACGCTGGATACGCAAGTAGCATTACCTGATGGCAACCTTCAGACCACCAACCGACAATTTCGTAGTACCAGTAATCATCAGCGACTACATGGGTGGCTTGCACCTATCAAAAGACCAGCGTCTCGCGAACCGTCTTGGTGGCAGGATAGAAGCATCACCACGCGGACGTAACATCTTCCTGCTTACCGATGGAACCTTCACAGACAACCAGCCATCAAGTCTGAGCATGGTTTCAAAAGTGTATTATGGCGGACACGATAACGACATAACAGCAGCAGAAGCAACCGCATTAACCGCGGCAGGATACGGGGCATATATCACATGAAACACAAGGAAACACATCCAACGCTAGATGTTGAAGGATGCTTTGGTTGCAGGGTCGCGGGGGTCCGAATGGGAACCAACACGACCACCAGCCGAGGGGCTAGGGTGGCGGAAGTCAATACAACTGAACGTAACTGGAACAAAGATATGCCAGCATACAAACGTCTTCGCGCTAACGGTTTGCAACCCAAGAAGATTGATGGTGCTGCCGAGGTAGAAAAGAAAGCACAGGAATCATGGCAAGTGGAGACAGGGATTCTGCCAACTATCTAAAACTTGTTGGGGTTGACATCCCTAAAGTCGGGTACGGGAAAATGGTTCTCGGACTTAAGACAGCATTAGCCAGCAAAGTAAACCTGTGTGACGATGCAGAACATGTGGTGTATGCGTTAAGACCGAACATGGTGCATGGTTGGCAAACAGACCAGAAGGCAAGCATTCTAACGATGTGGGAAACAAACTGGTTGCCACCAGAGTTCACCGACTATCTGCAACATTTTGAAAAAGTTATTGTTCCTAGCCTGCACAACTTTGATTTGTTTTCCCAATACCACCCCAACGTGCATGTTATACCGTTAGCGGTTGACCGCAACATCTGGTATCCAAAACCGATGCCACGCACCGACACATACAAGATATTGTGCGGCGGCTCAGAATGGTACCGCAAAGGCTTAGATGTAGTATTGGAAACCTTCCTAGAACTCAACCTACCCAACACCGAACTACACATCAAAATAGTTCCACCACACCTGTTCGCCCCAAAGAACCTCAACTATCCCAACGTTGTAGTACACGACCAATGGATGACCGAAGAAGAAGAACGTGACCTGGTTTGTTCTATGGATTGTTTCATATCGGTGTCACGGGGTGAAGGCTTCGGACTGATGCCACTCCAAGCAATCTCAGCAGGCGTACCCACCATCCTGTCCGATGCTCACGGTCATCGAGAGTTCTCCGACCTAGCCACCCACCGCATCCCCACCACACCAGTCGTAACCGCTAAAGGTGTCTGGCAAAACATGGGTGACTGGGATGAACCTGACCGTGAAGCCCTCGCAGAAGCCATCAAAGATGTCCGCAAAAACGGTGAACGCTACCGCCAGCAAGCAGAAACCTATGCCCCAGAAACCGCAGCCTTCAACTGGGACACATCAGCAAACCAACTACTACAAATCATCAAACCATCCAGCAACCGCGCCACGGGGAAATGGGTGCCGTTAGAACCAATGTGTGAAATACAGGTGAACCGTAAAATCAAAGCGACCATCGGAGCCCATAACATTGACCTAAAACCTGGTATCACTTATCCTGTAGTGTTGAACGTGCGTAACGTCTTGCGCGCATCAGGATACTTAGTGGAGAAACAATGAAGAAGAAAGCATTTTGGGAAACAAAAAACCCCAACAAGAAATCCACCCCGCTGACGCCATCCCAGAAGGCTGCTGCCAAGGCTCGTGCCAAAAAAGCAGGACGCCCATATCCGAACCTGGTTGACAATGCTGCGGTAAAGAAGATGAAGCGTGGCTAAAACGCCAGCATGGCAACGCAAAGAGGGCAAGAACCCTGCTGGCGGATTGAACGCTAAAGGTCGTGCATCAGCAAAGAAGCAAGGCATGAACCTGAAGCCACCTGTGTCAGCATCACAAGCAAAGAAGTCACCGAAAGACGCTGCACGCCGCAAGTCTTTTTGTGCGCGGATGGGTGGTATGCCTGGTCCAATGAAAGACTCTAAAGGTCGCCCAACACGTAAGGCTTTGGCTTTGCGGAAATGGGACTGTTAGTTCGTGATAAACTCCAAAGACCCAATGAAAGGAAAATGATATGCCAAACGTCGGAAAGATGGAATTCCCTTACACCGCTAAGGGTATGGCTGATGCCAAGAAAGCCAAGAAGAAAATGGCTAAGCCTATGAAGAAGGACAAGAAAAAGAAGTAAATGACCACAGCCGCAACTGTCATAGACAGGACGTTGCGACAACTGCTATCGGGAACGGTTGAACCGCGCAACAAACTGGCATCCAGCATCAACTCGTCAGCAACGAGTGTTGTAACCACGTACCCACTTGAAGGGTTGCGTGCTGGACAGGTTTGTGAAATTGAATCAGAACTCATGTACATCTGGGCAACAGATAGCGGAACCAAAACCCTAACAGTACAACGCGGCTTTAACGGAACAACTGCAGCATCACACACAGCAGATGCAATCATCACCGTCAGCCCACGTTTCCCGCGCGCACAAGTATTAGAAGCAGTCAATGATGAAATTGCTGACCTCTCCTCTCCAATGAACGGGTTGTTCCAAGTTAAAACTGTTGACATTGATTACAACGGTTCTGACACCATGATTAACTTGACGGGTGTAACCGCAATCATTGACCTGCTCAGCGTCTCTGTGCGTTACATGGTTGATGATTACCCTGTAGCCCGCAAGGTTCGCCTCGTACGTGACGTTCCAACAGATGACTTTTCAACAGGCTATGCATTACGGTTCGACCAAGGGGTATTTCCAGGACGCCTTCGCATTGTCTACAAAGCACCATATGTGACCGCCTCTACCGAATCCTCTGACATAAACACAACTGGCGGGATTCAAGATACGGTCACAGACATCGTTGCGATTGGGGCGCAACTACGTCTCATGTCACCGCGTGAAATCAAACGCAACTTCACCGAATCACAAGGCGACACACGACGTGCAGCAGAAGTACCAGCAGGCGCAGTAGGAAGTTCAATCACCAACTTGCAACGTTTGCGACGTGACCGCATCCAAGCAGAAGCCGCCCGACTAAAGAGGTCATACCCAACATTTCTGTCTAAGGACTAAGCGGTGGCAACAAATCTCTACAGGTTCACAGACGCGTTCATTCCAGCGCCACAGTTCTTTTCTGGCGGAACAACAACAAACCTTGTACCAGATGTTTTCCCTATTGCTATCGATGGTCGCCCATTCCTTATTGACCAAGAAGCAGGGACATTCACGCGAGGTTTTGAACCACGAGTGCGTGACTCTGTTGACCAGTCAACCAGCCCTGGTGAAGCAGCAATCAACCCGCAAGGGCTCTGGCGCAGAGGTGAAACATCTTGGCATTATGGTGCTGGACAAAAGTATGCTGACACCGCAGAAGGACAGGACTACCGTTTCTTTTCCAGCAAAGGTGTTAACCCTTGGACCAAGGGACAGTTAACGCTACTCAACAAGACAAAAGTTTCGTTAGCATCTGCTGCCACTACTGCACATTCCGTAGTACAAGATGGGCGAGTTTATTTCTCGCTTGGTGCAGATGTCAAATACACGACAGACCCATACGCATCATCACCAACATGGACAGATTGCACGGGTGAACCTGGCGGGATTTGTGCGGCTATGGCAACCGATGGCAACGATGTTTATCTTGCTTTTCCCAACGATGGCGTACGCAGAATTGACACTAGTGCAGCACCAGGAACAATTAGTGGAACAAGATTTGTTACTGGCACAAATAATTACTACATGTTGGGTTTCGCTAAGGGTTACATGTTTGCTGCACATGACCAAAACCTGCGCCAGATTGCAGGTGCGGGTACTTCAACTGACAGAATTTTAATAGATGACCCAGATTTCCTTTGGGTGGGTGTAGCCACAGGTCAGAACGCTGTGTATGCCGCAGGATATGCAGGTAAAAAATCACTCATCTATAAAATCACTATCAAAGCAGATGGCACATTGGACTCTGGTGTTGTTGCACTTGAACTCCCAACAGGTGAAGTAGTCACCGCCATCTCTGGTTATCTCGGGTTCATCCTTATTGGTACGGATAAAGGTGTTCGGTTTGCATCAACTGACAGCAATAGCAACCTTGTTGCAGGACAAATCATCCCAACATCTGGTGCGGTAAACAAGTTCACTAGCGAAGGACGATTCAGTTACTTCACATGGACAAACTATGACGGTGTGTCAGGTGGCTTGGGTCGCCTCGACCTCGGCACACTTACCTCTGCTAACACGCCAGCATTTGCCACAGACCTGATGTATGACTCAACTGCAACAGTTAACGGTCTTATCACGTTCAATGACAAACGTTGTTTCTGGATTAGTGGTGTAGGAATCATTGCTGAAGACTCAGCCAACCTTATTGAGTCAGCAGAAATCGTTACAGGCACATACCGTTGGGGTATCCCAGACCGTAAGTTCGTAGCCAAGTTTGATATCCGAACCACACCGCTATACGGAACCATTACCCCAAGCATCTCTATTGACTCAGCGGACTATGTTGAAATGTCCCCGCACACTATGGCGTTAGCAACCGAATCGGTGGCAACAGGACCACAGTCCAAGTTCATTGAAGCCAAATTCAAACTCGTATTAACTAGAGCATCAGCCACGACAGGACCAACCCTTACTCGTTGGATGGCACGAGCCTACGCCAGCCCAGCCCGAAGCCAAGTATTCCGTGTACCAATCCTCATGCACCACCGTCTGCATGTTCATGACACCGACTACTACTTTGATGTTGAGTCAGAACTACGCGCCCTACGTGATTTAGTGACAAATCCGCGTGTGATAAACTATCAAGAAAATACCGAAACATTTTCTGTAGTATTAGAAGACTTAAGTTTTCAGGTTGCTGACGGGTACCAGTCCAACTGGGACTTGGAAGGAACCTGTACAGTTACAATGCGTTCAGTACAAGACTAGGAGTTATAGATGGCATACGCAGCGAGACGGTCATATGCAGGTGCGGCACCCGCATGCACCCTGACCAACGCCATTACCTCTGGCGATACCTCTGCGCTTCTTACTGGCGACGTAACAAACTGGAACAACACCGCCAACGGTTCGTTCTTCATGGTCATCGACCCAGGTCTTAGTACCGAAGAAAAAGTACTTGTAGGTTCACGTTCAGGCTCATCGCTTTCGTCTATCACTCGTGGTGCTGACGGCACTACTGCCACCTCGCACTCTGCTGGTGCTACCTGTTACCCAGTTTTTACTGCTACTGATGCTGACCAAGCGAACAAGGTTGCTTCAACCTTAACCACCAAGGGTGACATCTTGGTCACTACTGGTAGCGTGCTTGACCGTTTGGCTGTTGGCACTAACGACTATGCTTTGCTGGCTGATTCTTCTGCGACTAATGGTGTGGCTTGGAAACAGATTCCTGCTGCTGGTATTGCTTCGGATGCTGTGACTACCGCAAAGATTCTTGACGCAAACGTGACTGCTGGGAAGTTGGCTTCTAACGCTGTTGAAACAGCAAAGATTCTTGACGCAAACGTGACTGGGGCAAAACTTGCCAACCTAACAGTTTCAACCAAGACTGGTTCATACACACTCGTTGCGGCTGACCGCAACACACGGGTGGCAATGAATAGCGGTAGTAATACAACCATTACGGTAAACACAAGTTTGTTTTCTGCTGGCGATGTTGTTTACATTCATAACATTGGTGCTGGTACTTGCACGGTTACGGCTGGTACTGCAACGGTTACAACATCTGGTTCTCTTGCTTTGGCGCAGTGGGGAGGCGGCACACTTTATTTCACGTCGGCGTCAGCCTCCATATTTTTTCCCTACGGTGGGATAGGTTACGGAACAGCAACAGGTGGCACAAGCGTCACGATTAGCGGAACCAATTATCAATATGTAGCAATAACGTCAACTGGAAGTTTCACACCGACTACTGCAGGTTTGTTTGATGTGCTAGTGCTTGGTGCGGGCGGTGGCGGTTCTGGTAGTAACAACACTTTCCCTGCTATCGGTGGTGGTGGTGGTGGTGCTGGAGCAATAGTGCAAGGAACTGTTTATTTTGCTGCAAGCGCACAAACAATTACCGTTGGTGCTGGTGGTTCTGGTGGCAATCAAGCAACAGGAACAAAGGGTACATACTCAAACGCTGGCGGTGTTATTGCAATCGGTGGTGGTGGTGGGAGCAGGTCGACTAGCGGCGATACACAACAGGTTGGTGCTTCGGGTGGTGGCGGCGGCGACGGTGCAAACCAAACAACCGCATACTTTGGAAACGGGGTTTACGGATATAACGGCGGTTCAGGTGTCTCTGTAAACGGCGGTGGTGGTGGTGGCGGTTTTTCTGCAGTTGGCGCTTCGGTTGCATCAACTCTTGGCGGTGATGGCGGTGCTGGTTCAGACGTGAACACATTTATTGGTGGAAGTTCATTGTTCAAGGCTGGTGGCGGTGGTGGTGGCGGTCAAGGTGGCGGTGGCGCAGGTGGCTCTGGCGTTGGTGGCGCAGGAGCAACTTCGGGCGCGGGTAGCGCAGCAGCAGCAAACACGGCTTCTGGCGGTGGCGGTGCTCGTGGTGCTAGTTCCGTATTGGGTGGTTCTGGAGGTTCAGGAATTGTTTACATCAGATGGAAGGTTTAGTTATGGCGCATTTTGCAAAAGTAACAAACAGCATTGTTGGTGAAGTAATCGTTATCGCAAACAGTGATTGTGGTGATTTGCCGTTCCCTGAATCTGAACCTGTTGGTCAAGCGTTTATTGCTTCGTTAGGTATTCAAGGTGAATGGTTGCAGACTTCATACAACGGTAACTTTCGTGGAAAGTATGCAGGTTATTTAGATACTTACGATGTTGGACTTGACGAGTTTGTAGCACCTCCTGTTATAGAGCCGTAATGTGTTTCGTTCTCGCTGGCTAATAATTGTTCCAGCAGTAGTCTTTGCACTATTTGCTAAACCCGCTAAAGCAGATGTTCTCGGTGAATGGACATACAGCCAGTCCTGTCCAACATCAGGTTCAGTCGAAGTAATTGACGACACCATCATCTTGCATGGTCCCGACCAAGGTGGGTGTTCTGGTGCTGCTCATTGGGTGAAGATTGAGACCACAATCCCCGCCGATGTAGACACAATAGATTTTGAGTGGGCATATCAGACAACCGATGGATGGGTGTATGACCCGCCACAGTACGGTATTAACGGCGTATACACCTTGCTTACACAACAGAACAACGCGACAGGAACTAAGTCTGTACCCGTCAACGAGGGCGACATCTTCACGTTCCGCCAGTATTCGATAGATACCTGTTGTGCGCCAGGTCATCTAACTATCAGTAACCTGTCGTTATGGGCATCTATAACCACATCCACGACATCAACGACAACGACGACTACTACTTCTACTGTCCCCGTAACGACTGTCCCTGTCACCAACCCGACTACTACGATAGTTCCAGAAACCTCAACGACAACGATTCAACAAACGACAACAACATCAAGTACGAGTACAACGACGACCACAACGTCTACTTCAACTACGACAACCACGACTACTACAACAACAAGTACAAGTATTCCTCAAACAACAACTAGTTCAACTACTACCAGTACTTCCGTACCCCAAACAACAACAACAGAATCAACAACGACCACGACACAACCGCCAGCAGTTCCAACACCTGTTACACAGCCTCAAATATCCGAGCCAGAACCTGTTGAGCCTTCCGTTCCTGAAGAGCCTGAACCAACCGAGACAGGAACCACAAGCACGACAGTAGAGGAAGCCATGCCAGAAGAGACGCTTCCCGAAGAAACAACCACAACAACTGAACCAAGTCCTGAGCCATCCCCCGACACTACAGAAGAACCAGTCGTAGAGACAACCCTGCCAGAAGAGCCTGAGACCCCTCTAGAAGCCCCTCTAAGCGACGAGGAAGTGGATTCGCTAATAGCAGAGGCAGAATCCACGGAAGCCCTTGTGGAAGCGTTGGCTGACCTAGCCCCTGAGCAGGTGGCACAGGTGGTGGAAGCCCTGCTTGCTGAGGAACCATCCCAAGAGCAGGCAACCGCCCTCGCGTCCAGTCCTGAAGTGCTTGCAATAGTTAGCACCGAGCAGGCGCAACAAATCTTTGAGGCGTTAGACGTAGCCGAACTATCCGATGCCCAGACCGAAGAACTAATCGCCGCAGTACAGGATGCACCTACCGCTATTCGTGAAACCTTTGAAGACACCATTGACATTTTCAAGTCAGCACTTGACACCTACGTCCCTGTTGGCTCAAACATTCCAGTTGGCACACGCCGCACCCTTATCGCCGTCACAGCAGGGATAACCCTCGCCGCCGCAGGTACTAGAATTAGACGTTAATGAGAAAACTTTTGGATTACCTAGTAGATAATGCGTGGACATGGGCAGGTACAGGCATGGTCCTGATTACCCTCTCTGGTCCTACCTTAAGACAGGCAACCCTTATCACAGGCGTTGTTGTTTTGGTACACTCAATACTCACACTCTCAAAGAAAGACACACAATGAAAAAGGCACAAGACATCCTCGGCAGAATCGTTGCAGTATTCCTCTCGTCAGCACTAGCCATCGTTGGTGGTAGCGCAGTCATCGCACCTGAGTTGGAAATCTGGAAGTCTGCTGTACTCGCAGGTTTCGCCGCATGTGCCACCGTTGTTCAGAAACTTGCACAGTCT